GCTTTTGATGCAATCCCTGATGAAGGTATTCGGTGTAACGAATCAGTGGTATCTAATATCGTTAAACAGAAAGCTTCTAAAAATTTAAACTGGATGGCTTATGCTGCCATTGGTGTGTCAGCATTCGCTTCGGTTGTTATTCCAGTTGTAATTGTGACTGCAATTGTTCAGGCATGTACAAAAGCCCCGGCTTTAGATCCGGCGGCTTTACAACAAGCTTTGAATGAATTGAATGTTAAATCTGAAGTAAAACCGGCAGTTTTAGTAGCTCAAAAGGGAAAGGGAAAACAAAAACGTAGACGCCGCTTCATTGATTCTGATGAAGTGGAAACCAGGAAAATTGTTGAATATGTTGATTACCACAATAAAACGTGGAAAGGTCCTTCTGAGCTAATTGATGCATTGGAAGATGCGGAATTAGATTTCTTGGAAGCCGGTAGCTCTTATGAAAATGCTGCCGAACATAGGGATAAATTCAACGATTATATGGAAAGAGTGGCGGCAAGTTATTTGGATAGACAAGGTGCGCCAGTGAAAGCTGGCTCGTGCTTGGACTATTCAACTCAGATTGATGCATTGATCGCGAAAACGGCAAGCGTCAAGTTTATTGACGATGCTGAGATAGCGAGTTTTCTCAAGCAAGGAACTGAAGCCTTGAAGAACACGACAATGATGTCAATGCAAGGAGTTAATGTATCAACCATGGTTGGGTCGGTATATAGATTTATTGCGATTGTTGACGGAATTGAAGTTTATAAAGGTAGTGCAACAGCGCTAGGTTCGAGAGTCTTTATTGCTACTCATTTATTAGATGCGAGGACTAAATCGTATTTAATCCGGAATGCAACCGGTATTTATGCAATGGAAATGAAAAACTTCGTCCCTGTTGATGATGAAGTTGGTTGTTTCCTTGTTCCTGGTATTTGCGGTACCATGAGAGCAAAGAAAGTAAAAATTCCGACCTCGGCCGGTCCAGTGTTAGTTCTTTCGTATGGGCAACGTAAAGGAGTTGAAGCTTTTGCTACACTAGGATATGGTTCACCCTTAGGATTGTGTGTTGCACAAACTGAGGATGGGGATTGCGGAGGAGTTGTGATTAATTACTTTTCTGATGTGATCGGAATTTGGACGCATGGGAATGGCAGAGGCTTAGGTAGGTTTCAGCCAGTGAATGAAAAATTCATTAAATTAGTGTCGAGTGCAAACCCAGCATTCGGTCACGTGGCCCCTTCCATTGGGGTCATGTTGACGCAGGGCATTAGTCGCTACCAACAAGATTTTCCGTTCGTAGAAGTTCGGAAACCAGTGCAGGAAGGGTTGAGAAACTTAAATCTTGTGCCAGTTGGAGCCATACCAAAATTTACTTCGTATACGAACAGAAGGGGAGTTGATCCAAACTTCTCTATGTTTTTGGAAGAACTGGGAATTTCAAAACCTGAAAATTGGGCATTGGCGGAACCAAATGAGGATGCTTCTTATGCAAGTTTGTATAAGTATGCAAAACAAACAAATGATTTACCGATTGAAATCGCCAATTTGGCGCCGACGATATGGCAAGAAATGTTTGTGTTTCATTCGGAAATGCACGATTCAAAGACTTTGGATTATGAAGAAGCTCGTGGACTGCTAGACATGACTACTTCACCCGGTTTTCCTTATAATACTGTTGCATCTACGAAAGGTGAGGTTTTTGCAAAAATGCCGCATCTTGATGAATACTTGCAGAAAGATTGGGATTCTTTAAAGGATCCTAATTGGACAGTGTTTATAACTCACTCATCGAAAGAGGAAGTGAGACCGAAGGAAAAATTAGATTTGAATAAGATCAGAGGCATTGAAAGTATGCCAATGGATATGACAATCCACTGTGTCAGAATGTTTAATGACATGAATGAAGGGTTGGTTGAATCAGCTGGGAAGAAATTCTCAATGGTCGGTTTTTCCCCTTTCGAAGGTGGATGGGATAAAGTTATTAGGCGCATTGAACGTTTTCGAAATGGCTTTTCGATGGACGAAGAACAATGGGATAGTTCTATTAGGGCCTGGCTTTTATGGGGTGTATGTGAATTTAGGTTCAACTGCTTAACCAAAAAGGAAAGGACTCCTGAAAACTATCAAAGAATAACACATATCTATAGGAATGCAATTAATTCTTTGGTCTTGGGACCTAGAGGCAATTTGTATTTGAAAAATTTAGGCATGCCGTCTGGGTTTCAAAATACAATTAGTGATAATACCTTGATCTTAGAATTTTTGTTTCGTCTTTCATGGAAAATGAACGTGCCTTGCGATCAGTTTGCTATGAAAGATCATCTCGCCATGGCACTCATGGGAGATGACAATCTTTGGAGCGTATCAGATGCTCTTTTACCACACTTTAACGCCGGTGTAGTAAAGAAAACTATGGCGTTGGTCGGAGTAACGGCAAACCCCCAAAGTTTGGAACCAGCATTGGCTAGAAACCTTAGTTTTCTGTCATCAGATTCCATTAACTATCGGGGGATATTTTTGCCTCATTTAGATAGTTGCAAGCTTTTTACTAGCTTGGCCTTTTCAACTAAAAGCGAGTTGAGAAAGGGCCC